TTACCCGCTATTTCCAATCGTGCGGTCAGGACTTGGAGAAGGGCGCTGACACCACTGCGCTGTACAACATCCCGTTTAAGCTGACGCTGGGCATCGATCGCAATGATGCAACCCGCAACACCGTGACTGGTTCTGGCCCGCTTGGCTCTGCCAAGAAGCCCAAGCCCACAGTTGACCGCGAGGCTGTTGCCTCTGGCAAGAAGCCCTGGGAGCGGTGATTTTGTAATGGCAATCAACGCCAAAGAAATCAGTCAGTTTAAAAAGCTGATGATGATGACAACATCAGACAATGATCCTGAAGCGTTGATTGCTATTCGCAAGGCGAATACCATTTTAAAAAACAATCAAGTAAATTGGGACGAACTTTGCAAACAAGTTAATTTCAATAGTTTAAGCGTTAAGAATACTCATGGTTTTAGAGATAGTTATAAAAGTTACAGTCCTGAATATCCATCTGAGCCTAAGACATCATCAAACAGGACCACTAGCTCGGACATATTAAAACCCTTGCAATTTGCAATGGACCGCTGCGAAGGCAGTTTTCATGATTTTTTAGAGAGTTTAAAATATCAATTTCAAAACAAGGGCTGGTTGTCCGAAGCCCAGGTTGCGGCAATCATAAAAAGCGCAGTGCGTAGTGGCTGGCGCGGTTAAAAAAGGGTAAAAAATGACAACCATACCGGAGCCGATTAACACAACAGCAAGTAAAATTTACGATTGGTATGAATCCAAGCGTGAAGGACACCGCGAACACCTGGGCGCGTCCTTGATTGGGCATGAGTGTGATCGGTTTCTGTGGCTGACGTTTCGCTGGGCTGCGTCCCCCGTTTTCGGGGGGCGCGTCTTGCGTCTATTTGGAACAGGAAAAAGGGAGGAGCAGCGTGTTTACGAAGAATTACGGGCAATCGGGGTTGAATTACACACCGAGGCGGATGGTAAGCAAATCGAGTGCCGCGACCGTCGTGGTCATTTCGGTGGTAGCGTTGACGGCATTGGCCGGGGCTTTCCTGAAGGCCCGGAGACTTGGGCTGTTCTAGAGATCAAGACGGCCAACTTCTCAGCATCTAAGAAGCTAAAAGACGCTGGCGTTGAGAAGGCCAAGCCCCAGCATTACGCCCAAATGATGATCTATATGGGTATGCTAAAGCTGGACCGGGCGCTTTACCTGAACGTCAACAAGAACACGGACGACATCTACACCGAATGGGTGCCATTTGATGAAGGCACATTTAACGACCTTATGCGCCGCGCTGGGCGGATCATTGGGGCAACCGAGCCTGGTCCCAAGGTTGCGGATAGCGCGTCAAAGATGCCGTGCAAGTTTTGCGACTTTGCGCCTTTCTGCCATGACACGCAGCCCGCTGAGTTTAACTGCCGTACATGCTGCCATTCCACGCCTGTCGCGGACGGTAAATGGCAGTGCCATGAGCATGACAAGGAGTTGTCGGTTGAAGACCAGCGCAATGGCTGTGATAGCCATCTGTTCATCCCGGCCTTGGTACACGGAACAGCTATTGATGCTGATGTGGGATTCGTCGAGTATTTTGTTGAAAGCACGGGCGAGACATTTAAGAACGGCCCCGCCCACACGCCCAGCAAGGAAGTTGTCAAGCGCGGGCGTAAGAAGAAAGCCGTTGATCTAGGCCCAGAAATTTCATTGGATGATTTAAATGACGACATACCCTTTTAGGCATCACATGCTAGTCAGCCAGCGCGAGAGCGCGTTACACGCCCTGATCTTGGAACGGCAAGCCCGCAATGAGGATACGCTATATCTGAATCATCATGCCAAATCAGTTGAGCTAATCCAGTACAATGCAAGCCGGGGCATGAGCCGTAAGGCAATGGCAAAGATATGGCCGTATAGGTTGCTAACCTTGGTGCTGGGCCATGAGGAGGCGAAATGAGCTACGAAGACCGTGTAATGGAAAAACCTGCTTACACCATTACACAAATTACGGATGGCTGGCCTTCAGCCCTTAAAACCGCTGAAGATATTTGCCAAGGAATTGGCATTAGCGCGGAAAGGCTTATTCAACTTGCGGACAGTGGTTATGCGCCGCACTGGCGTATTGATAACGGTTTGCCTCTTTTCCGTCTTGGGGAAGTAAAGGATTGGCTTTCTCAAAACATTTTAACGCGGGTTAATGGCGAGCCATTGCCACAACCATTTATTGTAAGCGTTTCAAAAGAACGCATTAGTGATTATCGTAATGTGCCAGAACAATTAAGGCAGATACCTGGGTTGGTTGATATAACCAACGAAACGCGGCGGTCTGGTATATATTTTTTGTGCGAAGATAACGAACTTTTATATATAGGTCAGTCTGTAAATGTGGCGTCAAGAATTTCTACGCATCATCATTCAGGTAAATTCAACAGGGTGATTTTTATGGCTTGGCCCCCTGATGATCTTGACAACGTAGAAGGCGCACTTATTCGAACATTGCGGCCACCATTAAACGGGAAAACGCCTAATGGAAAAATGATGGCACCGGAATCAAACAAAAGTTACGACGAAATTATGCAATTAGTCTCGGAACCAAAATGACCGACATGATCGAACGGGTGGCGAAGGCCATCAATGACGCAATGCTACAGCACGGCGATTACAAACCGGACGAACTAGCCCGCGCCGCCATCGCCGCCATGCGGGAGCCTACTGAAGACATGGGCGGGGCAGCCGTCACTGACCACGATAACCACGCCCACCACATGAGCAGCTATCATTGCGTGACCGAAGCATGGCGCAACATGATCGACGCCGCACTGGAGGAAAAGTAATGGACATGATCGAGCAAGTAGAGCGGGCAGTTTACGCCTCGCTTAAGGTCGAAGGGTTCTCGCATCAGGACTTTGATTTGCTTAATACATTTCAAAAGACGCAGGTCAATAAAATGGCCCGCGCCGCCATTGCCGCCATGCGTAACTGCACCCCAGCCATGCTGGACGCCGGATCAGCCGCACACCCGGCTGGTGGGGACACGCGCGGGACGCTGCTCAACGATATTATTGAGTGCGAGTGGGTGGCGATGTGTGACGCCGCGCTGGAATGTTCTACGAAACAAACTGAGAAATAAAGGAGCGTGGCGTGAGGCTGATCGTCGGAAACTATTGGTACGAACACGACACCTTGTGCGGGCTGTTGTTAGCTGTGTTCCGTCATAGGCTCTGGCATTGGTGCCAAGGCGACGGCTGGATTGATTAAATAAGGAGCCGGGATGCTACTCCGCGACAGAGAAAAGCTGGCAGCCGATTGGCTCGAAGCGCGCGGCGTTATGATGTCGCGCCCCGGCGACGGCATCGAGGAGTCCGGTCTGAAGTGGCACTACGGCTGCTGCACTGGCAGCCACGGCGGCTATGGGAAGCGGTTGCGGACCGCCATGCAGGAATGTTTGAAATGCTGCGGCATTGGAAAGTGGTGGATGTTGAGGGGGCTAAAACTCTCCACTCAATTCCGTCGCGCTTGTCGTAAATTCCAACTTGGCGAATTGAAATAGAGGAGCATGGCCGTGCCGCTATTTAGCTATCTGTGTTTTGCGTTTGGCGCTGGCCTGATGGTTGGCGCGGTTTGTGGGCGCACTGAATTGCTGCGAAGCCTTGGCATGACATGGGTGGATTACTGCAAACGCATGAAACAATAAAGGAGCCGGTATGATTATCTTAGGCATAGACCCCGGCCTGTCAGGCGCGTTGGCGTTCCTTGACACCAAGACCGGCATGATAGCCGTCGAGGACATGCCTACCGTGACCGTCATGCGAAACCGTAAGGAAAAGCGGGAAGTCTCGCCCCAGCTAGTCGCGGCCATAGTGGTTAAACGCCATGTCGAGGCGGCCTTTCTGGAGAAGGTCAACGCTATGGCCGGTCAGGGCGTGTCGTCAGTTTTCAGTTTTGGACGCTCTGCGGGCATCATAGAAGGCGTCCTAGCGGCGTTCGACATACCAACCACGCTGGTCACACCACAAGCTTGGCAGAAGGCTATGGGCGTCAGGGACGGCAAGGACGGCAGCCGGGAACGGGCTATGCAGCTATTCCCGGCCAGCGCCGAGCTATTCCAGCGCAAGAAAGACGATGGTAGAAGCGATGCCTCGTTAATTGCCAAATATGGCGCAACCCAAGGAGAACACCCATGAACCGATACCTGCTCACCGCTGCCGTATTGTGCATTGCAGCCCCCGCCTATGCCGCGCCCAAGCTGGGCATCTGCCACGGAGAATATGCCCTATGTGCCGCCTCCAGCACGGAAGCCACCGGCCAGACCATGAAGGTAGGCAGCAAGACGTTCCTACAGGGCCATGCCGTATGCCCAGTCCTGAAGGGCGAGAGCATTGCCGATCTGCACCTGACCGGCTCCTGTAAGGCCCCGTCAGTCCCCGGCGGCGTCTGGAGCCTGTTCAGCACGGCCACCAGCTACCCACAGGCCCCAAGCTGGGCTGCGGTTACGGCTGTTCCCCGGACCTTTACCACCGCCGCTGGGCGTGGTCTGGGCATGTCCAATATGTGGTCCTACCCGTGCGTCAAGCGGGCCAAGCCGGTCAATGGCGCTGTCCTAGCCGACTGCATTGGGCCGATTAATGAGTCCCCTTGGGACGGCAGCCATGTCCTGCCGGGTTCGTCTAACGTGACGGCTGCACCTGTTGGCGCATCTGACCCAGTGGGCGGCAATTACTGATGAAGTCTATCCGCGTCTCCATTGATTTTGATGTTGAGTATGACGACGACGAGCCGGGGGCCTTTGCCTACGCTATGGCGGTTGTCGATGAATTACTCA